AGAAATGAAGCGTTTGTGATATTATTCGCTTGCATACTCGCAGGGACAAATCCTGTTTGTGATTTAAAGTGTAGATACCTTGGGTCGTCCCTGAAGCACTTGAAAAAATATTTATAGGTTGAGTCATAGCCTGAAGTCACCGAGTCGCGTCTGACGCATCTCTGTGAATACTTCGGTATGGTTAGACTGTAATTGTTACTTGTTGCTGTGCCGAAATAAAATGTGATGTCATTGCCCGTGCAGTTGTGAAGCTTGAAGCAGTTGTATTTATCGTATGAGTTACTGAACTCAAACTTGTATGTGCCGTCGCCGTTATCAATCGCATCGCCGATCAGGATTTCTGCAACGGCAAAACGCCACTTTTTTTCCACGTTCGGCTGTCCCTTATCCCAAATGTAATAAGTAACACCGCCGGTAGTTGTCGTGTGTGCTTTAAGTGAAAAATCCAAGCCAAGCCCAGCAGTCGAAGTGGCGTATTTTAACGTGCTGTCGTAATAGTTAAACGTCGCACCGCTGGCTGCTGCATCGTATGTGCTTTGGTTGTAGCTTGCCGGTAAGCTTGTATTTAAAGAATACAAAACAGAGGCATCTGTCGCGTCGTGATTTCCAGAGGTGTAAAAATAAAACTCCTTGCCCTTTATCACACTTTCTGGCGGCGAGATGATTCTGACGGGATGGGCAAGGTAGGTGGTCTTGCCGTCCATTACTTTATCGACAATGGTGTCGGCTTCAGACCACAGCTCATTCATTTTTTGAGCCGTTGGCCTAGAACTGTTGCCTGTTAAATAACTTACAGCCACACAGCAGCACCCCCTGAAGAAGATGAGCCACCTTCGATTGCTGAAGTTCTGCCCTCGTTAACTACTCCACGAGTCGTGTGTGCAAACTTTATATTCCGAGAAACAACAGGACGTAGCGAGGCAACAACATCTCTCATTTTATTTTGCCAGACAGCCTCCCGGCTGGATCCGCGCAGTTTTGGTGGTAATCTAAATGACATTATGAAAAAAGCGGATAATCAAAAGAGAACCAATAGTTGAGCCACCATTCCTGTTGCCTCTCGACTGTGCCTCCTGTCGTGTAGGTCATTTGCGGTGCCTGTTTCAACCAACCGTAATTCCATCTGTAGCTTAATCCGTTCAGCACATCACCTGATGCCGCGAATGCGTTCTGCGTAGATTTATCAACTGCTGCTACTGACTTCACAAGGGCGACCGGCACATCTGTTTCTCCCTTTAATAATAAGCCGTGCGTCCAGACTTGATCTATTCCAGCCGTGGCAAGTTCCAGCTCATAAGTTGTAGTAACAACTTGCGATTTGCGAAGCACCCATTCGGTGGTGATAGTGTTCTCCTGTCCTAGTGCATACTTGACCAAGAGAACCTTGTGAATGCTGCCCCAGCTGGCGCCAGAAGGCAGACTCGTGCCTGTTGCATCTGTTAGAGCGTAGGACAGGTTCGGATCTACAAGTTTTTTTGCCTCACGCTTAATGTGTGCGATGTCTCTGAAGTCCTGAATAACATTCGCCTTTGGGTTTTCGTCTACAGACCGTTGAACCGACTGCCCTAACAGCTCCCAAGTTGTCGGAATGACTTCATTGTTCGGATTCTGCGGCTGCGTATTGTCACGCGCATACCTCGCAGTCATTGTTGCAGTCGGACCCTCTGTGTTTATGTCCAACTGGTCTGCAACAACTGAGAATCTTCCAGCTAGGCGAAGTATGTTCTCACGCTCGCCCTCGTAAACCTCTTCTGTCGTCCAGCCGTTGCGCTTGTCATACGAGTAGCGGCGAGAGTTTAGCTGCGGATTAACTGTTCCCTTAAAAGTCGGCATATTAGTAGTCGTTTACGTTTCTTAACTTGAGCCCCTTCGAGATCATTTCAAAAGCCATGCGATCAAGATATTTTTCCATGCCTGTTAATTTTTTAAGCTGCGACTCTTGAATGCGCTCTGCATTAAACGGAGCCCGACCCACCATTGCCCCTACCGATTGCATCGGGGTCATTGAGCTTCCGATTGGTGATAATTTCTTTGAAGAACGAATCGAGTCCAATTGTCCTGACAGTTTTTGTATGCCAAGAAGTTCGTTTGCCATTCTTATATCGTCACCGGCTATCTGTGCGCGGTTAGCACGTTCCTGTGCATCGGCAATCTTTTCCTTAACCTCGCGAATCTGATGTTCGACGTTTAATGTTTTCAGTCGGCGCTTAAAGGCATTGTCATCTATTTTCTCCATCAGCTTCTTGAACTTTTCCTCATCTTTTCTGCGCTGCTCGGCCTCCTTTTCAAGCCGTTCCTGTTCTTCTGCCTTTTTCTTTAGCGCAGCCTGTCCTTCGATCTCCTTTTTCTTTGCCTCTTCATTAACCTTGTGCCGTTCCCTTGCTGCTTGTAGTGAGCTGAGCCTGTGCTCGCCTGTGTCTGGATCCACCATTGAGCCGCCGGTCAGTTTCGAGAAAAACGCACCGCCCAAGTTACCGATATTTTTGAAAATATTACCTTTTCCACCCGCAAAGATTTCTTCGCTGAACATTCCTATTGCAGCAGTCATTTCTGAACCGAAGTTTTTGACGCTGCGTTTTGTTTTTTCCCAGCCGTCATTCATCCTGTCGAGTTGCTTGACAGTATCCTCACCAAGCACATCCTCGTTGCGTTTTCCGATAGCGTCCAAGATTGGAAGCAGCTTTTCAGCCTGACCGCCGAGAACATTAAACAGATGGCCAAGCGTCTCCACACGATCACTTGAAGATTGAACAGTATCTGCCAAAGCAAAAAACATCTCCTCCTGACTCATTGAGTTTAGCTCTGACATCTCAACACCAAGAGCCTGAAAGCTGTCGGCATATTTCTTGTTACCGGCAGCTGCCTCCTGACTTGTTCGGGCCAAGGTTCCGAATCCCGTCATTAAGCCCTTGAATGCAATCCCAGCCTCGGCTGCCTCGATCTGTAACTCTTGAACAACCTTTGCAGATACTCCCATGCGAGCGGAGAAATTCATCACATCATCTGCCGCTTTCATTGCACCGGTTGTAAGGTTACGCATTCCCGCAATAGCACCGGCAAAGATTCCGGCCCCGATGATACCTTTCATGGTTCCCATCGCGGTTGACAATTTACCGACAGCACCCTTGGCCTGATCTGCACCGCGAACAAAACCGCGATTGTCCATCGACATCGTTGCCTTTAGGTTTACTGCCATTAGTTGTTTACGGGTTTGCCTTCACGCATTGCATTTTTCTGTTCGTCGGTCAGGCTTTCAAAATACTCCTCAAATTTAGCGGCTGAATCTGCCGCTTCGTCATCTTCTTTCGTGTTGATTTGCAGCATCCCGTCAAGCTCAAGCATTGCTGTCATGTCCCAAGCTGAAAGGGCAAAGGGTTGGTTCATTATTTCCCGTGGCGTTAAAGTAGATTTGGAAAGTAAAAACGCGCGGAGTGTTTGAACGTATGGCGCCCCTGCTTTCTTTTTTGTGCCTCCTGATTTTTCCTCGGCCCAATACTTTGGCATATTCTCCAAGGCATCATTTATGTATTTTCCGAAGTCTCTGCTTTTTTCTGCAAAGTCAAAATTGCCAAGTCGTTTCGACCATTTTCTAGTAAGCTCAAAAATAGACTCCTTTCGAGCCAGATCAATAAACTCCTCGTATGTATGGCAGCACACAAGGACACCAAGCATCAGGTCAGGTATGGTCAGAGCGCCGCCACAAACGTAGGCACATTCGAATCGTTCGAGGATTACCCAATGCCCAAGGCTAAACGGCTCCAGCTGTTGGCCAAGAAGCGTAACAGGCTCGGGTATTGCAGCTTGGAAAAAATCTCGCACATCAAGTAATCGTATCGCAAATCGCGGCTGCGTCTGAAGTATATGCTGTGATTGTAATTCTTGCCTCGGATTCGTTCGATCTTGTCATGCTAGCGGAACGCACCGTGTATTCACGAGTTGAACTTGAACCACCATCAAACTCCTCCGCGCCGCCAGCATCAGTGCCGCCACTGGTTCCACCTAGCGTGTTCTCATCAGTCTCGTTTGAGTCAAGATCGGTCAAAGTTATCTTCGACCCAATATCAGGCATCAGCAAATCTGCATTTGCTTTTGCATTGGCAACTTGACCGGACGAGGCTTTAGATGAAGGAATAACTTCAAAAGTGAATTCCCTTACTGGGTCACTATATACGGCTGAAATAACGTCTCCGTCATAATCCCGAATCAGCTTTTCATTAGATCCCTTTGTGAAACTTGCACTTTGGTTGAAGAAATCAAAATCAGAGCTTGTGGTGAATCCAGCAAATGAAAAATTGCCGCTCCCCCAAAAAACTGCTTTGCCTTTGAATGTAGCCATCTCTGTTTAGCTAACTGCGGTTGTAATTGTGTTTACATCACTTGTGAATGCAGTAATCGAGATCCGTGCTTCAGATTCATTGGATCGGCTCAAGCTTGCAGAGCGAACAATGTATTTGCCAGCGCCCTGAGAGGCTTGGTCTTCATCTGTTTCAGTTGAGTCGCTATCTGTAAGAGTAATGACTGTTCCTATGTCTGGCATTAAAGCGTCTGCGGAAGTTTTCGCAGCTGCTATGCTTGCTGCACTGGGGATAACCTCAAAACTAATTTCCCGCATCGGGTTGTAATAGACTGCGGCAGCAGAATCGCCGTCATAATCCCTAATGATTTTCTCGTCTGCGGTCTTGGTGAAATTAAAGCTCTGATTCTCAAAAGTTGCTCCAGTTGCGAAGCCTCCGAAACTTATATTTCCGGCACCCCAAAAAACGGCCTTGCCTTTAAATGTCGCCATGAAGCGGATTCTTCCCTAATACAGTCCTGTATCAACCACCCAAATTACTAGGGGGTGAATCGTCCGTTTGAAGTCCACTTTTTAATGGCACGTTTGGCTTTTCGGCCATACATCTCCTTTAACGATTGCTGCATATTGCGAGTCCTGTTTTTCATTGCATACTCCATTACCCGCAACGAAGCCCCTCCCGCTTGAACGTGACGAACAAGGTTGGCGACTGTTATTTTTGGGGTCGGATTGTTTGCCTTTGTTGCATCATGAATTAGCCCAGCCGAATTGTGCTTTGTGATCGAGGAAATTAAGCCCTTAACACCCAGCCTTCGTGCCGCTTTTTTCCAGCCAGCCTTGCCTCGCATTACGCTCTGCTGGGCTTCTTGAATGTATGCTTTCTTTGCCGCCTTGCTTGTTACATACAGCCTTTCGTTTGGCCGCTTTACTCTGCCGCGACTGTTCTGGAATTGCTTGTGATAGTCTTTCGGAACAGACGCAGCTATTTTTACTTTTTTATTTTTACCGGAAAGTATCTGTGCAGCCGCATCATAGTCTCCCGCCTTTATATGCCTGTTGATCGCCTTTTTAGCTGCCCCCTTGTTTCTAGTGCCTTTCCATATTTCAAGCTCCTGAAGGGCGCCGACAACCTTGTTTATGTCCCTTTCGACAGCCTGTTTCCCGATCTTCTCCTGTGACTTCAAAGACTTGCCAAGCTCGCCGCCTTTGCCCGATGTCGGTGGGGTTAATTTAACACAGTCCTGAACAAGCAGCTTTGCCTGTTGCCGAAGGATTTCTGTAGCACCTTTTTTTGCCTCACGCTGAAGCTCGTTAAGCGTGGCCTTAAACGCTGCGACGTTTTCAAAATCAAGCGCAATATCGCTCACGTTGCAGACAGGATGGATGTGAAGCTCAACGAGGAAACAAAGAACCGTTCTTCAAGGGACTGACTTAACGCATAGTCGTGAACGCTTGAAACCAAAAGTGCCTCATCTGTTCCGTTCAGGCTTGCCTCGATCCCGTCATCCATAAACAAGTCGCGCATATTTGCTGTCCTTGTCTTGTGTGTGGAAAGTGCATTAGTCGCGTCTGCATTGGTGTAAATACTCACATTACAATCCGCTTCCCATAGTCCCGTGTCGAAGATCCTTTCACGCGCAGAATCGCAGCTCGCTATGACGCAATCCTCCTCGCGTGTCCCGTCGTTTAGTCCCGTTGCAACCGTAATTGCGCTGAAGTTACCGCTTTCAGTTAGCAGTTCCTTGCAAGCAGCTTCAAGCCGCAGGTCAATGTTGTTATATGGAGCAGCCATATCATTTAATTAGCCAAGCTTTTAAGTGCATAGCTGATTACCTTTCCGTCTGATAAAAGTCTCGTATGCACTCTGTATTTATTATTCACGAGCAAGGAGTCATAGCTTGCCGTTACCGTTAACTCGTCACCCACGTTTAGGTGTGTTGTGAAATCCTCATTCTTGACGTATAGCTCTGCGTCATAGTCGGGCGTTAAGCCTCCAAGCTCCACGGT